GTGGCGCTTGTTGCGGTGGTGGCAGTAGCCGCGTTGCCCCCAATGGATAAACCGCTTGCAGTGCCTGTTAAATTCGTTCCTGCGCCGCTGAAATAGGTATTGGCTGTGACTATTGTCCCAGTAACTGCCGCAGCAGTTGAACCGCCAATGGTTGTCCCGTCAATTGAACCGCCAGTAATTGCTACCGCATTGGCGTTTTGGGTGGACATTGTGCCAAGCCCAGAAACTTGCGTGTTTGCAATTGCAATCGGTGTGTTGGTGACTGAACTAACCTGACCTGATGCGTTGGTTACAAATACAGGCACAGATGAGGCAGAACCATACGTTCCAGCCGTACCTACAGGGGTGATGCTGAAAACATAATTGTTTAAGGTCAGACCCGTGCCAGCAGAATAAACCGCTGTATTGGCAAACCGCACAAAGGTGATGGCGGTGACCCCAAGAGTACCGCCCGGCAAATTAGTGTTCACCCACGCAGACCCTGCCAACGTCACGCCATCCAACACAAACAGATAAGCAGACAGCAATTCATCATAGGTGTTGGCATCAAGGGATCGCGTCCATGCGCCAGCCGCCGCCAAATAAATGCCGTTGTTTGCACCTGTTGTTTGGTCTTTCACCAATATGCGGTTTCCCGCTGTCAAGGTCACATTCCAATCACCGCCTGCCTGTACACCCAAACCAGACAACGTGATATTGCCTGTAGTGGTGTAGTTTGCTGGCGCTTTAAACGCCAAACCTTGGGCAATTGCGTCCACATAAGCTTGATTCACAATTGAATCAGGCGAACTAGGGGCGCTTGAAATTGTTCCCGTGGTGGTAGCAATGTTGGTAAAAACCCCAGTGGATGGGGTAGTTGCGCCAATTGTGGTGCTGTTAATTGTGCTGTTGGTAATGTTCAAACCCGATTGATCGGGGTTGACATTGGCGTAAAAAGGCGTACCCGCTGGCCCGATCAACGTGACCAAATCGAATGTCGGTTCAGGCTGAAAAATCCCCTGAACTGGGACAATGTTTATGGTTTGGGTTTTGGCGGCTTCATTTGCCATATCAAACCCTTAATCAGCTTGGCAAGCAGTGATATACAACGTGTTTGTGCCTGAACTAATTGCCTTGATGTAGAAAGGCGCTTTAGGGGCGGCAATCAACAAAGGAAAAGTCATAGCAGGAGGCAACACAAATGAACCGCTGTTGCCAGTAGATGCTACTGTTGGGGTGGTTACTGTGCTGGAATTGGACAATTCAACAGCCGCCACGCCAGTACCAGTGTTTATCAATGAAACATAGTTGGTTTGATCGTTTGTGGTGGCTTCAATCAACAACGCGGCGCTGGCTGATGTTGTCAAATTTAGGGCATATGTGCGTCCGCTTGGGCGCATTACAGAAGTATTGACCATGTTTAGTCCCTCAGTAGTTTGTTGAATTATAGGCTTACAAATGGAAAAAGCCACCCCTTTTGAGGATGGCTTTCCCACTTATTCCATTCTGTTTAAGGCAGGAATGACAGGTCGTAACCGTAGATGAAAACATCAGCAGTAGCAGCCGCGCCTTGTGCGGTTGTGTTGCGGATGTAAAGGGGTGTACCTGTTACTGCATCAGTAGATGTAGCGGCAGTCACAACCACTTTGGCGGCGGTGGTGTTACCAGTTAAGGCGTAGGCGGTTTTAACCGCTGTGCCAGTAGCACCGGGGCCTGTGTACACAGCTAATTGCGCTGTGGTCAGGTCAACAGATGCGTTGGTAACAATGATGCTTTGAACAGAAACGCGACCACTAGATAAAACAGTGGCAACAGTGTCTGCGACTGCATTCAAATTTACGCCTTGAGCAGACGCAATCAAACGCAGGGCTTGGTTGGTTGCTAAATTGGTTGGGTGGTTTGTGTTGGTTGTTGCTGGTCCGGGATTTGCCATGATATGTTTTCCTTAAATTGTTTGATGAAACGGGGGTGTTTTACGCCCCCATTAACCTTTAGGCTGCAACGCGGCAGGCAAGTTCAGGGTACAGCGGAGCCCAGCCATACAGCACATCAACGCGAGTCGGAATCGAATCGTTGTTGATAGTGTATTGACGAACCACACGCATTGACAGACCCAATTCCTTATCGCTTGCGCGACCAGCAAAGTGAACGCCATCAGGCAATTCCAAGTCAGCACAGGCCAAGGTGAAAGCATTTTTGTGCATCACGATATTCTGTGGAGAGACAGTGCCAGTGTTGTTGAATGGAGTCACAACAGCAGATGCGCTGGTGGAAGCCAAGCTAACGTTCTGAAACTGACCACCAGTAATCACGGCAGGGCTAACGGTCACAGAAGTTGTGCCAGAAGTTGCCACGGTCACAGGTGCGGTCACCACAAAGTTACGCAAGCGGTTGCTGCCGTAGGCTTGACGGTTCTGTGGGTTGACAGCGAAAACGCCAGCAATCGTAATCACATCACCTTGTTTCAAGCCAGCAGTAGCCGTGGCAGCGGTCAGTGCAATGGTGGAAGTTGATGCCCAGCCAGTGGAAATGAATCCAGTTGCTGTGGTGGTGGCACATGACAGAGTAGCGGTTGCATATGAACCGAATGTCTGTGCCACAACGTTTTGATCCATCTTCCAGTTCATGCCTGCGGAGTCACGACCCATCATGCCTTTGGTGTACTGGCTAGAAATCTTGTCTGAGGGAACAAACAAACCTTTCAAGCTGTCCACAATGGTTGCGCCTGTGAAAGGTTCAACGATACATGAACGGCGACCATCGCGGGGTGCGCCCTCGCTGTCAAGATAAGCGCCTGCGGTCAGGTATGTGATCAAGCCAGTTGGGGGTGTACCAGCAGTACCAACGATGTTGGCGGTGTTGTTTTTAGCCATTGTCAGACCGTCAAAGTCGATCTTGTTGGCAATAGCTGCAACAGCAGGCTTCAATACACGGTCACTGAACATATCCAAGGACAAAGCCAAGTCTTGGCTAGTGAACTGGGTATCAACGTGGAACTGTGTGGACAGGGTGACAGGCACTGAAGTCTCGTTGAAATCTTCAACATTCAAAGCAGGGCCAGTTGTGCCGATGAAACGACCGGGTTTGCGGACGTTCAAGGTAGCACCAATCTTTGCGCCAGTTACGGCGAATTGATCGTCATAGTTTCTTTCGACTTCGCTAGAGAAAGTCAACTCGTTTTCCAAGACCATCAACGCTTCGTTGGTGATCATGCTGATGGTAAGCAGATTGTTGCTCATTTTATTTCCTTAAAAGAATGGGTTTAGCGAATCTTTCCAGCCAATCGTGCTGCTCTCCAAGCCTGATATGAACCATGAAATTGACCATCACTGGTCAGGTTTACATCACGCCCATTAGCTGCTGATCTGATTGGATTGATCGGCGCGGGTGCTTTACTTTTCCCAACAACAGGCTTTGCATCAGTCTTTTCGTACTGTGCTTCCAATCTCCCAATTGCTCGTAAGGCGGCGGTCAAGGTCATGCCTTGCAGTTTTACAGCAAAGTCAGGATTTTCGGCAAGGTGATACAGGATGCGTGGGCCAACATCTGATTCAAAGATTGCATCCCGCACTTCGTTACTTACTGTAACGTCTGTGGAATTAACCATGTCATCAAAGTCTGGCATTTCAGCTTTGGCTGCCTTTACCCGTTGACCCCATGCGTCTATTAGCTTGGCGTGTTCGGCGGCGGCTTTAGCCTGCACTTCCTTTTGCTTCTCTTCCTGCAATCGCTGTTCCACTCGATAGTCAGTTAACGCCTTGGCGTATTCGTACATATCGCTGAACTGCTCTGGCAAGGGTTCTGATTCGGCTACTGGATCAGCTTTTGGCTGAAACTTAGCCTCCAAGTCCCTTACCTTTGCTTCCAATGATTCCCTTGCTTCACGTTCCTTTCGGGCTTCTTCCCGTGCGGCTTCGCGTTGCTTGGTTATCTCTGAAAACCGTCTTTCCAGCTTAGGATTTTGTTTTTTATCCTCTGTTGCTGTCGCTTCGTTCTCTACCTCTGTCGGCTCACTCTGTCCTTGCTCAACCTCTTGCGGCTCTGCCTGTTCGACAGCCTCGCTTGGGAGTGGATCAGCTAAACCCATTCGTTTGGCATTAAATTCAGCTAAATTTTCACTTGTCACCACATTGGCGGCAAGTCGTTCTGCTACTTCTGACATTGAGTTTCCTCAAAGAATTCACCCAGTTGACCCAACTGGTAAGGTTTTGTGGTTTTTACCACGAAATTATTTGTCTGTCAATCATTGCATTGGTTGATCAAATGTTTGTTGCATTGGCGGTTGCATTTGTTCCTGCATTGGCGGCTCTTGCGGTGGCTGCTGTTGCATGGGTTGTTGCATTTGTTGTGGATTAATAAATGGGTTTGCCTCGTGCGAAATGTCCTGCGCCCCAACCATTGCAAGCTGTTGCTGTTCCGCGTTAAGGCGGTCAATTTCCATCATCAACTGATCGGCAGGCATTCTTGCAATAAGCATTTTGACCAGTGCGTCAATTTCAGTCTTGTTTTGGCTAGTAATTGCATTAAGGTTAGTTTGATTAACCTTGGCTTCATTGATGGTTTCTGTGTTGTGCGCCCTTGCGGTAACGTCCATGAGTTTGCGTCTAGTAGCGCCCTCTTCGCGGATTTGGGCAACCTGACCACGGTTGTTAATCTCCAACTGGGCGGCTTGCAATTGCTGTTGCATCTGCTGAACTTGTTGCTGTGCCTGCGCCAAACGCATCTGAACTTCAGGCGGTATATCTGACTTCTCATCAATATTAGCCATTGGGTTCATGGAGGCAAGGCGGTCAGCGATTACGTCAGCGCCGGGGAAGTCCATGTTTCGGAATACCAAGTCACCCGCAATATTGAACAACTGTTCATTGCCCGTGAGCAGGGGCATCATGGCTTCAACTGCCTGTTGGCGCTTGCTTTGGAAACCCGGCCCTGTGTCCATCACCACATCATATTCGCCCACAGTCACATCATTCAAAACCTCATTGACTTCGTTCTTTTCGTTAATCACGGTCATGTCGGGTTGACCATCTGACCCAATAATCCGCATCACCCTTTGCGTGTCATAGATTTTAGGTATCAAGTCCAACAGGATTTTGCCTGTATGCCTAATTGATCGAGTCATGTTGTCGTAGAAATGGAAATTGCTTAGATCAGTCTGATTCTGCTGACCTTGTAGGGCTTTGCCTGAGATATTGCCACTTGGTAACTGGTTGGGGTCAAGGATGCCCAACACCATCTGCAAGTCGGATGAAATGGCGGCGGCGGCTTCCATGATGCCTTGTGGAGGCGGTTCGGGTTGCAGTCTAGTGGGCACTGGGGCGGGTTGCCCCTCAATGTCTTTCTGCTTGTAACGCAGCACAGGGCTAGACTTAATGTTAGCCAGCGCCCATTCGTTTTCGTGTCCCTCATCTTGACCCTCTGCCAGCAACCACTTTGCCTTTGGTGCAAGGGCGACCGATTCGGTCATGCTGGTGCGCCAGAAGTTGTACATACGCTGTGGGTCTTTGGCAAACCGCACCAAGCCATATTTCTTGCGCTTGTCGTCCACGATAACTTGTGCGCCGTAGCAGGGAACAACTGGGATGTACTTACCAGCCCATGTCTTTTCTTCCAAGATTTCTATGGCGGTCATCTTGACCCACTTCACCGCCTTACGGAACGATTCGCGTTCATCCACCACAGTCAATCCTGCGGCTTCCACACGTTCAAAGAACCTTTCCGAATCAGCAAATTGGCGTGTGCCATCACTCAGCAGATACAGCTTGGCTCGTTCACGTTCAATGTAAAAGAATTCAGCAATCCGAATATCTTCTTTGGTGATCCAGCTTGCCGTGTCATCCCCTGTTGACCGTTGGGTAAAGTTAGCACCGTCATCAGCGTCAGGGTAATAATCCTTGAAAACCTTTTTATCCAACACTGTGGTGATCAAACAGCGTTCAGCGTCTGACCCATCGGGCAGGATTGAATTGGGGTCAAAGTACACGGTGAAAGGGTTGTCAATCGTGTCAATGTAGATTTCCTGATCAAACGAATCCTCGCTTGTGTAGCGGGTATTGATGCGCCAGTAACCCCAACCCATCCGCACAGCGTAATCAAAGGCGGTATCGTAGGCGGTATCAGCGTTGGAGTTAACCTCAATGTGGCGGGTCATGCCCTCAATCACTTGGGCAATCTTGTAATCAGCCAAGTTATTCACAGGATGTACCTTGATGCGTGGGCGTTGCATCCGCTGTTGATTAGTTACCTGTCGCACATAGGCATCAATCTTGTTGATGGTCAGGCAGGGTCTTGCCTCTACGTTTCTGCTGTTCTGTATCTCCACAGGCCATTGATCGCCAGCGGCAAACTTAATATCCTGCAATGCCTCTGCGCGGTTTGTAGAGTCTGCATCATTGACCAACCGCCAAAAGGCGATGGCTTTGTTTATTCTGTCGTCTTTGCCTGATGCGTCTTGGTAAGCCATATTTGCCCCTTTTTGGGAATTATCCCATCCAACTGCCTGCCATTGCAACCTGTGCCTTTGGCTTGCGCTTTGGTGTGTCTTGAATCATCAAGGCAATGTAGCGAAATGCGTCTGCCCCGTGCGAATAGTGATCATGTAATGGGTTGCGGCTGAACTGCCCTGTTACAGGGTCAACCTCATATCGATAATGGCGCAGGCAGTTAATCCCCTCTGCGGCGTGTTCCCTATCAAACCAACAGCTTGGGAATATTGTCCTAGCGGCGTTGATTGAGTCAAGGATTGGCACTCTTGGCAGAATCCGCGTCTTGTAGCCTGCCGCCCTCACAATGTCATCAATAGAACGACCAGCCGCAGCCAACGTTTGGTTCTCAGCGTCATGGGGTAGCCAAACCGTGTCGTATACATAGCCAAATGTCTGCATGGTTGCCAAGTAATGGCTCATGGTCTTTTGGCTGTCCTCAATGTACCTAATAAGGCGGGTTTCCATGCCCACAAACTGCAAGAACCATATTGATGTGCTGTCAGACCAACCAAGGTCAAAGATTGCGTGGACGGGCTTTGTAGCGTCATAAGCCACACGGGTTAGCCTGCCCTCCACTTCAGCCTGTTGCAATTCCTTGGCAAAGATAGCGCCATCCACCGATTGGCGGCATAAGCCCTCCCACACTTGGTTATAGGCTTCAAGGTCACGGTTCTTTAGTGCATCCTTTTCCAGCTTCAGCGTTTCAGGAAACCAAGGGTTGTCTGACCAGTTGATCTTGATCTGTATGCAGTCATCAGGCGGGTTAAGCACAAACCGCTGGTAGGTTTCATCTGTCTCTAACTCAGGGTTGAACGAAATCCATATCTCGCTACCCTGCTTGCGAATCGTTGGGATCAAGATGTTCCAGCTTAATCGGCTAGTAGTCTGCGCCTCCTCCACCCAGCAAATGTCCACACCCTCATAGGATTTGATGTTGGCTACGTTGTTCTTTAAGCCCACAAAGGCGAACTCTGTGCCGTTCTTGCCCCTGATGCTGTTTTGGGTTATCTCATAAAAGCCAAGCAATCCAAGGGCTTCAATCTGGTCACACAGTAGCTTGTGAACTGAATCCTTGATGCTGGTCTGAAACTCTCGCGCACACAAGATGCGTAGCTGGTCTTTTGCGCCCTTGATCAGTAACGCCCTAGCAATGCCCCATGACTTAGCGCCACCCCTGCCGCCGTAAGTTACCTTGTAGCGTGATGGCTTGAACAAGCCTTGTAGCTTGATCGGGAATTCAGCATTGGCAATGGCACTGGCAACATCACTCATTGGGCTTCACAAACGTCACCTGAATACCTGTAAGCAAAGGCACACCATCCGCGCCTGTCATCTCATGCTTTGTGCTTTCTCGATACTTCTTTGGAAACCTTGCAGCCATTGACCTTGACCATAGCGTGGCGTTCAATCGGTCACTTTCCTTGTTCTCCACCATGTAAGCAGCGGCTTGTTCTTCCCACCATGCCTGCTCATAAGTCTTTGCATCATCCAAGGCGTGCAAAAATTCTTCGTGTGCATCCCGCCATGAGTACATTGTTCTTAATGACACATCCAATATTGCCGCAATTTGTTCCACAGACTTACCAATTCGCCCTAATTGCACAACCTTATCGCAATATGCGGGGTCATATAGGGTTGGGCGACCTACTGGGCGTTTTTCTAGGACGGGTATGGTATCGGTCATTTGATGGGTTGATCGTTGCGTTCAAGAATTTTAAGGTGTTTATCGTCAAACACAACAAAGTTTCTTGTACCTGTCTTTGTGTCTCTGCTTGCTTGGTCAAGATACTTAATGCCGGGTATACCAGCATCTTGCAATATTTGCTTGCCTTTGTCGCCTTTTCCTATTATGCCAATTAAATCGCCACCAAGATCATTCATATCCATACCCAATGATTTGGCGAGATTTCGCACAGGCTTTGGTTGATTCTTTAATGGGGTATCAAAGTCCAACATTCGGCGAATATGCGTGTCGGGTAAATCAACTTTGTAAAGATAGCCCGGTCTTTCTATGTTTACTTTTGCAGGGTCAATAGAATTGAGTTGCTGTTGTGCTTCCTCAACATATTCGCGCATTGTTGCACTAGGCTCTGCATTTTTATATTTTGTCCACTCTTGTTTTGCAAGATTTTTTGCAAGTTCAAGGTCTCCATTTGCATCGCGCATAAAACGCACTGCATTTGGGTCTGTCAAAACTTCTTCAATTGATTTTCCATTAATACGAACTGGTTTTGTCGTTAAATTTGCCGCATAACTCCCAGCCACTCCGGGTGATTCAGCCATGTAAAGCCCACGACCATAAGCCTGATTGCCCTCGCCAGTTCCGATTTTAGAAATATCAAATTTTTGAAAGATGTGCGGCGACCCATGAAACACTGTCATTCCAACAGGGTTATAGGCTTCAGCAAATATATCCATTGTGCTTTGCTGCGCCGCTAATTGTTCAGGTGTAGCCTGCTGACCCCTAGCTGGTGCGCCAAACCCTTGTGCGGCTTGAACCATTTCTTGGTTGTAACCCCTTGCGCGGTCATTTGCGTTGCCAACCATCTGCTGCAAACTAGTAACAGGGTTTTGGACAAAATCCGACCCCTTACGCTTGGCAGTGTTGATTGCGCTATAAATGTCGGCAAGGGTTGGCATTTACTTCTTCTTTGGGGCTTTCTTAGCCTTTTCCGCTTCACGCTTGACCGAATAGCCAATGGCAACCGCCTGCTTGACAGGCTTGCCAGCTTCTATTTCAGCCTTGATGTTCGCTTTCAAGGCTTTGGGTGTCATTGATTTGATTAGCGGCATTTGGCTTCTCCAATTCGTTTAACCAATATTGACAGTCCTGAATTGCCCCGCCAATCGCATGGAGGTTTAATTCCAATTGTTTGGCTTGGGTAGTCAGGAATTCAATGCGGCTTTTTATTGATTCAATGTTCAAGATGCACCATGAATAACTGCAAAGTTGATCACAACAGCTTCAGCCAATGCGCCAGCAGTGCTGTTCCACAAACCAATCACGGCAGACCCTGCGGCTTGGCTAGAAACGTAAGGCCAATAAGCGCCAGCAGTACCACCGCCAGAAATGCTTGCAATCACCACATCATTTGCAGAAATTGTGCTGTTGGTCAAAGTAAATGTCACACTTGCGCCAGCAGCCAAAGATGCGGCATTCATGGTGATTTTGCCCATGCTCTTGTTTAAGGTCACGCCAGTTGATTTGCTGGTGGCTTGGGTCACAGTGCCTTGCGCTTCGCTGGAGTAACCAACTTCGCTAGTGGCATATACGGTTGTGCCAACAACAGTTGATGGTGTGGTTGCACCAATAGGGCTGTTGTCTAGTGTTCCACCCACAATTTCTTGGTCTTTGTACGCTACGCCGATGGCGATTGAGTTTGACATGATATTTTCCTTTAACAGTTCCAGTTTTTAAGGGATGCCTTGGCTCTTTCAGCAGGGCCTTTGGCGTTTTTTACTACCCCCTCCATCCTAGCGCAAAAGCTGGCTTTTCGCCCAGCATCTGTTTTAGTCTTGGGGTTGGGGGCAGGCGGTTTCAAATTTGCGTTGTTCTTTGCGTTGTATTCAGCACGACCTTTGGCGGTCATTCCAGCACCCTTGTCTGTTGGGTTGTAGGTCTTACCCTTACCCGTGGTGGTGTGTGGGATGGGCTTGTCGTGCTTCTTCATTTTTTGGCAGTCTTAGCAGCTTGCTTAAATGCCGCCGCAGTGGGTGCGCCCTTAGAACCCGGCGTTCTCATGCGTTCAGGTTTTTTACCCGCAGCCTTTTGCGCTTCGATGCGTTCTTGCTTTGCATGAATGTTTGCATAAAGTCCAGTTTTTGCCATTACGCCTCCACTACCGCACAAATGTCGGCTTCTTGAATGATTTGATAATCCTGCCCATCAATGTTGTGAACAGGCCAGTTCAGATAATCGCCGTTGCCATACTTGATGAAGTCGCCAACATGAGTCTGATCAACCTTTGGCCCAACCGCGACTACTGTTCCCTCGTTAAATGATTCCTTGTTGTTGACATAAATAATGTCTGACAACTTGCGAACATTTGGGCGAACAACTACACGGTCATGCAGGGGCTTGATCATTCTTTGGCTTTCTTCCGCGCTTTTTAGGCTCAGAAATAGTGTCGGTCATAATGTCATACACAGGCAAATCAACCATCACTCGTTCAATTAATGCGTGTTCTCCGCACCAATCGTTCATGTGCCTGTTAATAGTCTGTGGATAACGGCGGCAACTGCCCATGATTTGGGCATTCAAAAAAAACTTACAGTCGGCGCAGCTTGCCATTACTGGCTACATTTCCGATCATGGGTGTAGCAAACGCCGCTAGAACGTCCACCGTCAAATGCTTTGTCAGCACCTGTCATGTTGGTTTTGGCGGCTGGAATGCCCTTTTTGGCGCTTCCATGCTCACCTGTGCCATCGGATGCCTTGGGGTTGCCAGCCATTGTGGCTTTTGTGCCGTAACCCTTGGGTTCGTTTTTCATCATGTTTTTCATGGTTTTTCCTTAGTCAAGATACTTCAGTTTATACAAGGTTGAATTGATCAAGTCGGCAATTTCATCCACCAAATTTTGCAATTCTGTGTCTTGTGGCAGTTCCTTGCGGGATTCTTCCACAAATTCTTTCATGTTTTCCAAATACTTTACTGGGTCTTTTTCTGTATGGAATTCTTCAGGAAACTTTTTAAGCTGATCATATTTGCCCATATACGCTTCGGCATATCGGTCAACCAAGTCAATAATTTTTGCATAATATTTTTTCAACGCCTTATGTTTTGCATAATTGGTGCTTGACCAATGCATGAAATGCGTCACCGTTGAACTGTGCAACAGGTGCGCTACGAATTCGGCTACTTCATCATTCATATTGCCACTATATCAAAAAAAAGGGGGGCGCAACACCCCCCTGTTAAGACAACTGCGCTTCGATTGTAGGCAAAGGAACGTCATCAGGCCATAGCCCAGCGCCAGTTAACGCATGAACCGTTCCCATGTGCGCCGCCAACCACATTTGTTGACGTTCATCTTTGGTCAAGTCTTTACCTTGGTCAATCTCAAAATGGCATTTAAGGCACAACGCCGCGACCAAATTGTCATCAGCCTTAATGCCTCGCCCCTTACCACCGCCCCAGTTGGTGTGTGCTGCCTGCACCATATTGCCTGACCCGCAGGCTTGGCAGTCAAGCCCCGCCACCAGTTTCAGCAGTTTTTTGCTTCGGATGTATTGGTGTTTTTGAAACAATTATTGTCTCCAAGGTTGTGAATCTGTGTTCGTTGGCGCATTCCAAACGCCGCCTGCGTGTGTTTCCTGTGCTTATTCGGGTTTCTTTAACAATAGTCCAAGTCCCGCATTCGGGACATTTCATAATTTGGCAAATTGTCCATAAAACTTGTTTGCCCCATTTTTGTAAGCAAGTGCGGCATCTTCTATGTTGTCATACGCACCCAAATGAATGTTTTTGCCATCAACCATAATTGCCGACCTCCATTTATTTTTGACAAAGCAAACGCCTTTGTAGCCCGATTTGTTTGTTGTGCGTTTGGATGAATTATGGATATTTTGGCTTTGTGTGGCTTCTCTTAAATTTTCAATTTTGTTGTTTAAGCTATTGCCATCTGCATGGTCAATGTATTTGGGTATGTACCCATAATGATACAAAAATATAATTTGATGCAAATAATATGTTTTCTTATTTATGTTAATTTTTTTATATTTTCTGCCATTACAAATTGTTTCCCAACCCGCAATGCTTCCTTTTTTTTCACCGCCTGATGATTGCAAGCGAAATAAGTTTCCATCCTTGTAACTATATAAACCTTGGATATTTGTGCTCATTGGTGCGCCCGATCTTGAAGTCTGTTGGTTGCTTCTCTAGTTCTAAAAATCTCAATGTCTAGCCTTGCCGCCTCAATTTCCCATTTAAGGGTTTCTTCTTTTTCTATTGCCGCAGCCAATCCCCTTAACAGTTTGGCATAAACAGGGTCTGCGTATGCTTCCCTTTCTTGTGCGTTTGCCGCCTCAAAGCCCATTTCTAAGGCATCTTTCATCAGTAAGGCTTTTTGGCTTTTGCGAAATTCTTCAAGATAAACCCTTTGGGCTTTAGCTTCGCCGTAAGCTGGCGCTTTGTCTCTGATGGCTTGCGCCGCTTCTTCAGGTTTCATTTAATCTCCACAAAAACATGAAATAGCTTCTTCATTTGCATCAAACATATCAGATTGTTCCGCTGAATATTTATACATTTGTGCATAACTTGGGCGGTCAATAGCAAAAAATTTCCCATCACCGTGGCATCTTGTAGCAGCCTGTTCTTCTTGTTTTATCCACCAAAGCGCCCTTTCAGGCTTTTCTTGAATTAAACTTAAAATTTGAGATTTTGGCTTTAACATACATAAATCACAGTTTCCGTGCATTGTTTTGCCATTCATATTTGGTAAACCAAGATCAAAAGTTTGATTTTCCCAAAAATGACCTACATCTTTTGATGAAACATTGGCAGGAACAAGTGGCATACAAACTGTTTCATGTTTGTTTTCAGGATGCGGGTTAGCGCGAAATTTAGCCACTCGCCTTGGCTCATCGGCCCTAATGCCAATAAAAGAATCCCAATCTTCCCACCCAAGTGACTTTAAATGACGGTGCATGGTTCTTGTTTTCATTTGACTAGAACAATATCTAGCCCGTCCGTTAGGCAAAGCAGGTTGAAACCAATCAATTACAGCCTCAAAAGGTTCACCATTTCTGCTGGCAGTTTCGTAATTAACAACTTTTGAAATTTTTTCACCATTTTCAACGGCAAATTCCAGCCAAGTTATTTCAACATTCCAATTTTTTGAGCAGTCATTCACAAATTGCAAAGTAGCCTCTTCTTTTTTACCTGTGTTGCAAAAAATTACTTTTGCCATGCTAGGCAACCCCCCCCAGTTTCTAATACTTTATGCAACATATAGGCAGAAGTTCTTCCGCCTGAAAAAGATATACAAGTTGGCGAATCAATTACGAAAATCACTTTAATACTCCAATCATGCGTAGGGCGGCTTCAGGGCTATCAACCCTTGCCAAGGTACTACCAGACCAATTCTCGAAAAAATCGGCTTGTAGGGCTGTTAAACGTTTCCTTGCGTCTGTTTTAATCTCCACCAAGAACGTGTGATCTTTGTAGCCAACCAGCAAATCAACTGGCAGGCTAATGATCCACACATAAGCGCCAGCATCCCGCAAAGCCTTAACAATGGCTTCTTGGTTTGCGTCAACTCTTTTTGCGTGTCTCATAATTCATGTCTTGGCGTAGTTGATCAGCGGCGGCTCGACCACGTTTTTTTGCTATGTCGGATAAGGTCATCTGCCACCACCCAGCGGCTTCCTGTTTCCCCTCCTCCACCACTTTCTTGCGGTAGCGTTTGATCCACTCCCGCGCTTCGGTGATCCGCATCCATTCCTTTGATGTGTCCATCAACGTCCCCCGTCATTTCCAGCGCCTTGTCAATTGTGTGGCGTGAGTAAGCTACGCCATCGCGCACCCGGTCAAGGATAGCTATTGCGTGTTCATAGTTCATTGCATATCCTCATATTGTTGGATTCTTGCGCCTATCCACGCCATTACAGGAACTGCCATGCTGTTGCCCAAGGCTTTGTATCGAGGTCCATCAGGGCATTTTTGCTTAATGTTTGTGTAATTGTCAGGAAATCCTTGCAGGCGCTCACACTCTACTGGGGTCAATCGCCGCACCGCCATTGATGATTGATATACCGAATACACCTGTTGCGTCACCTCAGATGACTGAGGCGATCTGCTTGGATCGTTGGCGGCAGTAAGGGTTGGCGCAACTACTGCTTGCACTATTGCCGCGCCACCTTGATGCATTGCAGGATTACTTCCTGACGCATCCAATGTTTTAGTGGCATCAGCATTGGTGACATGAATGTCATCTTTTAATGCACCTTTTCCCGGCGCAATGTTGTATGCCATCGGTTGAATTAATGGTGTATCACCACGCACACCAATACAATTTTTTGTAGTTAATTGAACTGTATTTGATGGCTGTGGGTTATGGTGCTGCCTCATGTCGTATGAAATTGGCTGCGCCACACCATGTTGATCTGCTTTAGTAAGACATGGGGCAATGTCAAACATTGGCTCAGTTGCGTTGCCGCCATTTTCAGGCTTTCTACCAATCCAGTTACCCGGAATTCCATAAGATGGATGAATAACGCATTTATTATCTGATACATATTGATTCCCAGCGCCTTTAGTATCAGCGGCACATAAAGCATTGACAATAATTGATTCTTCTATTCTGTTTGGGCTACTGTTTGCAGCGCCTGTTCCAAGGCTTGGGGCAATTGTTTTCCTCTTTTCTCTGCGCGGCGCAGGATGCCCCTGCAAGCTGTGGCGCTCAAAAAGAACCGCTGCGGCAGGTCTCCAATCTCCAAGGTATCCGACAACGAACACACGGCGGCGGCGCTGTGCCACTCCAAAGTATTGAGCGTCAAGAATTCGGTAGGCGAACCCATACCCGAGTTCCCCCATCCCTCGAAATAATGAGGCAAAGTCAAGTCCTCCGTTACTGGATAAAACGCCGGGCACGTTCTCCCAGACCAGCCAGTTGGGGCGATGTTGTTTAGCAATGGCAAGATAGGTAAGCATGAGGTTGCCACGAGGGTCATCCAATCCTTTTCTGAGTCCTGCGACTGAGAATGATTGGCAGGGAGTTCCTCCAACGAGAAGATCAACATTTGATTCAAAATTCCACTCCTTAAATTTAGTCATGTCGCCAACATTTGGCGTGCTAGGGTAATGATGGGCAAGCACTTCAGATGGAAACTTTTCAATTTCCGAATACGCAATTGCTTCCCATCCAAGGGGATGCCACGCAACAGTAGCAGCTTCAATTCCTGAACAAACGCTGAGATATTTCATCTTTGACCTTTCAGCAATTTAAATTTCTCTAGCATTTCAGCACTTGGTGGCACAACCTTTTTGCTGTCCTCATCCAACTTAACCAATGCCGGGTCACGTTCAATCCTCGATGGCACTGTGGTGGTGACAACATCAAACCTGTTAATTAACCTTGGCTTGTCAGCAACCCATTCAGCTTTAAATGCCTGCCAGCCACGCACACAGCATTCGGTCAATGCTTGTTCCAATGTCCAGTTAGCCTTTTTTGCTTCGGCAATTAGCCCATCAATTGCGCGTTGGGTAATCGGTGCTTTTTTGGCTTTACGCAAAGTTTTGAAATCATCCCAAACAGATTGGGAAACGCCGACAGGCGTAGCCACGACAGTGGCTTTCTCTTTTATTGGTTTATGGTTTATGGTTATTGGTTCTTGGTTATTGGTTGCTATTGGGGTGGCATTAGGGGGGCTATTAGCCTCCCCATTGCTACCCTTATGCCACCTTATTGCCGCCCCTTTTTTGCCATCCTCAGAAAACTTCCGATATTTGGAAATTTCCTCATCAGCACGCGGGTTTACAAAGCCTTGTTCACTTGAAACAAAGAATTCGTTAAGCACCGCCAAAACTTCTTGTTCGTTGTCCCGCATACCAATCTGACGGGCAATGTCACGCTGTTTTATGGGCACTTCGTGCAAATAGTAGTGGTCAAGAAGTCGGCGAAAAGCTAAATCTTCTATCAACGAAAGATGATGTGTGTGCGACTTATAGTCGCCAATATGGAATTGGTAAAAGTGCATAAAGCATCCTCGCAAACCCCCAAAAAGAAACTGCGGCAGGAGGGAGGTACTCTTTTCGGCAAGGGGATCAATCCTTGCCTAGCCGTGTTTCAAACAATGTTACATCAATAACAGTTGGTATGGCAATTATTTCCATAGCAGCAAGTTGTACAAGTGTACATTCGACCATTTGCCGAATAAGTGCTGTATGTGCAAGATGCCCAAACCATTGTGGTTGATGCCGCAATCCAAACCGCCAAAAGTGCTTTTTTCATGTTTTCTCCTGTGTAAACCATTCGGGACGCAAATCTTTCAACTGGCGCAATCTCAATTCAGGCACAGTTTTCCATTGGCAAACCGCTGGACGTTTAATGCCAAGAATCCTTGCAAGCTCAGCCTGTGAGCCTGCCAACTGAATTAATTGTTGTTTTGTCATGGGTGGATTGTAAAGCCAGATTAACAAAATAACAACATTAGGGTTTGTCCCTAGAAAATAATTGCAAATAATGCTTGACTTGCTGTTAAGTTTGCTTAACAATACATTCATTCCCCAGCACAACGCACAGGGTCTTTAAAGAAAATTAAGATGAACACAATGCAACATACAGACGGAAAAATTTACAACATAGCTTTGCGTGAATGCGCTAATTTATATGGCTTAGACAAAGGCCAAGGCTATGGAATTGAATTGTTGCCAACTACTGGCATAACTTATATCAGCAACGAACATATTTGGTTTTGGACTGCTGAAGAACGCAACGAATACATCAAAACAATTTCTGCTTAACCAAATGGGGCGCAAGCCCCTACAAAGGAACAACTATGTTTGAAATTGAAAAATACACCACACCAATCAATTGGGCGCAAGTGTGCCTGTGGATTGTCTCCATTGCAGCCATTGTAGTGGTTGCCCTTGATCTTTTTGTTTGGAGGGCATCATGCTAACTGATGGCGATGAGGGCGAATTCACTACCTTTTTGATTTGGGATGAAGTCACTGTCAAATGGGCTTGGTTTGATGGTGAAGATCATGAAATGGATGGCTACTTTGACATTTTTGTTTACAAAGATGGCTTAGAGATTACCTATGACATACCCAAACTTAACTTCAAGTGGATTGAAGAAGAAGTCAAAAAACAAGCAGGCTATGAACCACCAAGCCGCCATCATGTTGCATCTGTCATCAACGGTTATTTCAACAAAACTTTTTAAGGATCAAAATGAAATACGCACTTTTACTTTTAGCGTTGGTTGGCTGCGCCAGCCAGCAACCAGCCCCCGTGTACACGCCACGCCCTGAACCAATCATCATTCCCAACACCACCCAAGAACTGGTGATGGATAAGCAAATCCAGCCTATGGGCAGGAATGAAGTAATTGATGGGGTCAAGCAATGCGAATCATCAGGGCTTCGCGCTATCCCAATCTATGCCAAACGCAAGATCAATGGCTACACAGTCGAAACCATTGTGGAAGTCACTTGTGGCCCACGTTACACATACTAAGGAAACAAAATGGAAACACCAATTGGAAACAAAATCGCCGCCGCCTTTGTCAAAGCACAGAAGCAGTTTGGCAAGGCTTTAAAGACCTCTACAAACCCGCATTTTCGTTCTAAGTATGCTGACCTATCTAGTTGTATTGATGCTGTTGTAGGCGCTTTAAACGATAACGGCATTGGCTTGATGCAACGCACCTATGAATGCAAAGATGGGGTTTTATTGGAAACCATTTTTGTGCATGAATCAGGTGAAGTCATGGAATGCGGAATGCTTCATGTGCCTGCCAGCAAAATGGATGCTATGGGCTTTGGTTCAGCTTTGACCTATGCGCGGAGGTACAGTTTGCTAACCGCCACTGGTCTTGCGCCTGAAGATGATGACGGTATAGCCGCCAGCCGCCGCACAGAAATCAAGACAACGGTTAATGAAAGCCAATTGGCTGACTTAATGGCGGCAATGGATGAAACCACCACGTTAGAAGATTTGCAAAAGACTTATAAAACAGCTTACGCCGCAGCCAATGGCGACTCGGCTTGGCAAAAGAAAGTCATTAAAAGCAAAGATGACAAAAAAGCACAGTTGGAGGGCAAATGAAACACGAAATATCACTTGACACATTGGTCATGGCAAAACGCGCCTTGGAAGAATTAACCCAATGGCATTTGGAAAGGGCGGTTAAAAATATGGAGGAATTCAACCGCACCGCCGATTTGCGTAAACGTGCCTACAAAGCCACTAGCCAAATTGACATGGCTATATACGCCCTTTTATTAACAAAACTGGAGATTACAGATGGAACAGGGAACAAGTGAATGGTTTGCCGCTAGATGCGGCAAGGTGACCGCCAGCCGCGTGGCAGACATTATTGCCAAGACCAAGACAGGGCCAAGCGCCAGCAGGGAAAACTACCTTGCCCAGATTGTGTGTGAACGCATGACAGGCAAACCCGCAGAGTCATACAGCAACGCAGCGATGGCTTGGGGAACTGAACAAGAACCTTTTGCCCGTGCCGCCTATGAGTCCGCTAAAGACGTTTTAGTTGAAGAGGTGGGGTTTGTATCTCACCCCAACATTTCAGAGGCTGGTGCGTCCCCTGATGGGCTTGTGGGGCTGTTTGGATTGGTGGAGATTAAATGCCCCAACACCGCAACCCACATTCAGACTTTGTTAGACCAAAAAGTGCCTGAAAAGTACAACACGCAGATGCAATGGCAAATGGCTTGCACTCAGCGCCAATGGTGTGACTTTGTAAGTTTTGACCCACGCATGGCAGAGGGCTTACAACTGTTCATCAAACGGGTTGAACTTGACCCTATTTATATCGCCAATCTTGAAAAAGAAATTCTGAATTTCTTATTTGATGTTGAATACAAAATCACCCAACTTAACAAACTGAAAGACTGAAATGAAAAAGATTAAAAATATTGTTGTTGTTACTGGCACATACACAAACAAAGAGGGGCAAGAAAAGAAACGCTACCAAACAATTGGCAGTTTGTTTGAAGATGGTGAAAACCTAAAGATCAAGCTAGACACAGTCCCCTTGGTGGACGGTGGTTGGACGGGTTGGGCAAACTGCTATGAATTGGAAGATCGAGCAGAAAAGCCGCGCAAGTCGGGCTTTGACGATATGGATCAAAATATCCCCTTTTAAGGAATAGCCATGCTGCATCCAAGAGTCAGAAACACCGACCCTTTGACTAGTTGGCAGGCGGCAGGGTCTGCAAAAGACCTTGCCAGCCGCCATGCCCAAATCATTGTGGATTGCTTGACCAAGAACGGCGCACTGGGTAAAGATGGCATTGCCGCCCTTACAGGCTTGGAATCCATGCAAGTTGCTAGGCGGTTGCACGAACTAGAACGCGATGGCGAAATTAGTTTGACAGGTCAGGTTGTCAAATCCAAGTCAGGGCGCATGGAACGCGAATGGAAAATAACGCCAATGCAAAGGGAGTTAATATGATGCGTAAACGTCAAATCCAAGACCTTATGACACAAGATGAAATCATTGAGATGGCACAAGAATGCAAGTTGATTGGAATGCGTCCGTTTATTGATGGCATTTATACCGAGGCGCTTATAGAGTTTGCCAAACTGGTAGCCGCCAAAGAACGTGAGAAATGGTCAGAAGTGGAAGCCTACCTAATTGCAGCAAGCGAGGGCAGTATGTCACGCAATAACAGTGAAGCCTTAGCTGGCGAACTTTTAATTGCCATCAGAGCAAGGGGACAAGCATGATTGACCGATTTACGCAGTATTTAATGGACAACTACCCCACAGTTTATGTTGTGGGTACAGCAGTAACAGCCGCTATTGCCGCAATGGTGGCGTGGAAAATGCTTATGTATTTAATTTTTGGGGGACAAGCATGAGCAAAGCACAGCAAGTTTTTGAAGCAATGATGCGATCAAAGGGACACACGGACTTTAGCAGCACAAAAGGCAGATACAACGTGCCAGCCCTGCAAACTCGTTGGAACTACTTTTTAATGGGTTGGGAAATGCGGAGTGTGCTGTGATCGCCACGGTCTTTGCCTTGGTGATTGGCGCAGTGATTGGCGTTGGAACGCTGGTTCTTTTTGCTATTTTGTTGGCACACGTTCAAAATGTGGACAATCCACAAGATTGGAGAAGTTCCCGCCCCAACGATTCTTTGGATGAAGAGTTTCCCAATAAGCCCCAAGAGGGGCAAGAATTTCCTTACTCCAAATAATTTTGCCATCTTTGAAGAAGTTCAAATCAATGGCGCAGCG